GAATTCTTCGTTCCCATTGATCAGTTGCAGAGCTTTGAGAGCTTCTTCAGGATCTTTTATATCCTTGAACTTCTCTTGGAGCTTCTTCTTTTCATCAAGAAGACGATCATGATTCGCTTTCAAAGCGGAAGTGGATTCAGCTACAAGCTTCTCCAATTCAGTTTTCATTTCGACTTTTACACCGTCAATAGACTTGGTGTAATCATCAATAGCTTTTTGTCTCAAATCAGGATCTTCAATGTACTCAAACACATCCTCACCTCTTTTAATTATGGTTTACTCTGCAATTGGCTCCATGCCATCTTGCCATATTTGCTGCATCCGTGAATGCCCCGCATTCCGGACATTGGAACTTTTCCCTGGCTACACCATACATGCCATTTTTACTTCCTGTTCTTGATATCCCCATCTTTCTTTTAGTATCTTCACTTAGGGATTTTCCTTTATGTACAAGAGACATTTTCTTTTTTGCTTCTTCAGAATGTGTCTTACCGTACATATTGTTATTTTCTCCTTTTCTGGAATCACTCATATTCCTTTTTGATACTTCAGAATGCTCTACACATCCAGATCCTCCTCTATGGACATTGTAAGTGTTTTTTGACTTTATAAAATCTTTATCCACTATTTCACGTTCTTTCTCTATAGCCTCTTCTTTTGAATTACATATACACAATGTACTTCTCCTGAAGTATTCCTTCCCGTATTTCTTTATGTCCCTACGTAGATCTCTACCTGTACCTAGATAACCATCAAATTTCTTTTCTGGATTAACTAAAGATACATGTACACCGACATATATCTTTCCATTCAGTATATTTAGAGTCTGGTAAACTATATACCATCTACGGAACATGTTACTACCTCCACAGGAGTTTTGTACCCTTCAAGGGTATTAAGAGTTTTCAACATCGGGTTTCTCATTGCCTGAGATTCCCTTTGCTGAAGGTTTTGCTGGAACATTACCAGCTTTTGCTACAGGCTTTACTACAGGTTTTCCATTTTCGTCAAGCTCTTGTGCTGCTTTCTCTTCTACTTTATCCAATCCGAGTTTCTTTTTCAACTCTTTATTTTCCTCTACCATCTTCAGGTATTCCTCCAGGTTCACAGTTTGATCAAGAAGGCCAGAAGAGACAAGGTATTTATGGACTATTGCAATTGGGATAATTCCTGATTCTGCAAATCCAGTTACCAATTCTTTCAGGAGAGCAGCATCAGGGATACCGAATGTCAAGGATGTTGGAGCATCAATTACAACGGACTCTTCATCAAGTCCTGCCCACTTACACATCATTTTTAATCCCTTGGTCAAAGCAGTGAGTGCCGAGAGATATACAGAGTATAAGGATGCAGATTGAGTAGCTTGACGAATTCTCAAAGCTTCAGCAGCTTCGACCCCTTTACGAGAATCGAGAATAGCAACACCGTGACGTATAGCTTCTTCATACAACGAAGTTATATGACTCGAAACGTGTGTTAATGCTGCCGTATCTGTCTGAGTGTAGAATACTCTTGCCTGATCATTCGGTATAACGATCATTACTGAGGAACCTACAACATTTGGAAGATTTCCGTCATTCATGGCACCGACAACAACAAGGGTAGGATTACATGAAAGAAATTCACTGTTCGCAAGATCAGCTTCTTTTCTGTAGATCTGGATTGAGCAGTTCGCTACTGAAATAAGAGGAATTGGCTGAATGTTAAAACTGTTGTTTATTGATCCTGCAAGGAACAGAGGGATTTCGTCAAGAGTTCTTCCCATGAAAGTAGGCTCTACTTCACTGGTGAATCCTTTAACTCCAGATTCGCCAAAAGAAGTTATCTTGTAGATCTTGGTGGGCTTTCCATCCAAATCTGAACCATCTTCAAGGTGCATGATCCTGTAAACATCATTTACGGAGTGTGAAAAAATATCAGAAGATCCTTCCCCCTCTTCCTTCATAACAGCAAGGGCAATGCTTTTAACAGTATCCTTCAAAGCAGATTTCCAGTTAATCATATCCTCTGCTTTGTACTGGACGAATCTGAATTGATTCAACTCAGAAATTATGTCTATTGCCAATGGGACCCTTCCTGTTTGGAAAGACTCAATGATAATATCCATAAATAACTGCTGGAGAGATCTACCGTCTTTCGTGGCTTCCTTCTTAATATATTCCAATTCAGTAGGAACATTGAATTCAGGAAGTTTCGTGATGATTACACCAAGAGCACCGGAAAGGGCATAAGGAGCAATCAATGGGAAGTGTGCTCGTTCTTTGTAAGAGTCATAGGACTTTGCATACGTACCAGACATACCTTCAGGTCTTGGAAGATACGTTTCCCCTTTTGCCTTAATGACTGTTTCTCCCTTCATACAGTCCCGAACTCTACTCCACTCTTTCAATCTGGAGGTATATTCAGGATGTTCTGTCTGAACCTTCTTAATGTCAACTCCCATCAGAGAGCTTTTCAGAACAGGAGTATTCCCTGAAGGAGCAGTAGCAACACTACTTATTGTTTTGTATTTTCGTTTAGTTACCATTTTACATCCCCACTTTCCCCATTGAAAGGGACATCATTTTTCTGGAAATACCGTAGCGTAATGAATCCATGCAATTGGATACTAAAACTCCATTTGACAATGAGAATACATGTGTACTAGGAACTTCCAAGCAGTAAACATCAGCATTATCTACAGACTCAACTGACATTATGTTTAGGGCGCAATTTTGTTCCACATTTACGTGAACAAGATGAGCTTCCTTTGTACTTACTTGTAAAGAATGTGGATGCACAAACTGGACATATTTTCTCAACATCATCAATTCCAGATTTTCTTCTCCAAGCAGATTTGCATTTATTGGAACAAAAGGCATCAATATTTCTTCTTCTGCTTTCAAATTCAGATTTGCAATTTGTACAGATCCTTTTAAAGTTCTTGTGAAAATGTTCTTTATTTTCCTCATAATGCTTCTTGTGCCATTCACTTCCTTCTTTACTTCTATGCCATTCTGCCGCAGCTTCAAGACACTCTTTTGAATAGGATGTCCTTCCTTGTGCTTTTCCATGCATTGACAAATGAATACTCCCATGAAGTAATTCAAGATCCTCGATTTGATTCCTTGATCTTGAAAATTTGTGATGGACATGGTGTTTTGGTTTAATCTTCGGTTTATAGTATTCCCAAACAACCTTGTGAAGTCTTTTGCCTTTTCTTCTAAAATATTTTCCACATAGATAATACATCTCTCCAAGAAATTCTTGTTTTGTTTCCGATATGACTTTGACTCTTTCCATAGTTCTCTCCTGTAAGTAAGATTTCCACTTACTATACATTGCGTATCGGAGAGCGTCAAGAGATTTATAGCTTCAACAAAACCTCCATTGGTAAGAAACAAATGATTCTCAGTACAAACATAGGAATTCCCATCAACGAATGTCACTTTAACCATTTTCACATTTTTTGAAACAAGTCTGCAATTACAATAAGGTTCAAATTCTCCATTCAGGGATGCTATATTTCCAGAAGTCCCTACCAAATCACCAATTTTAAAAATTCCTTTATCGGTAATAATTTCTGTATCATAATGAAAACAGTGGTCTTCCAAGTCACTGTCAATATCCTCTGGTTTCTTAGGATCTCTTTGCATCAATGGCAATGTCCTAATGTGATGTTGAGCTTGCTGTAGGAAGTAAAGATGTGGAGCTTCTAATTCTCCACGTAAAGCAGCACCAAGCATCTGTCTTATTAACGACCATCCTGCAACCCTTGAACCTGAACCTTTATGCGCTCTAAGCCAATGACATCCAAAAGTAGCAAGTGTCATTCCTATAGACTGTCCATCTTTTACATCATAAATGGATGTATCTGCTGGTCCAGGTTGAACAGTTAAACCGTACTCAGTTTTAATGGCTCTATCCATCTCAAGAACTCTTTCAGCTATTGTTTGGGATAATGCCATGTCTCCTTCGTTTACTTTACCTGTCCATCCGTATATTTCACTTATAACAATTATTGAGCCTTTTGGGATGTACGGAAAATTTGGAATCCCATCTGAGGGAGGTTGTTCCCCATTAGCTTCAACAAAATATGTAACAGCCCAAGGTTTCGAAGAACCCCAGTCAAAACTCCTTATACACTTCCAAGACTTAGGAATCAAGAAGTAAGGTAAAATAT